CCTGATGAGTGTGCACAATTGCTGGTAAAAGAAGGATATGCGACTGATCCACTATATGCTGCCAAGTTACAACGTATACTCAAAGAAAATGGTTGAGGCAATTATTACGGGAGTTGCATCCCTTGTTATTGGTGTTGGTGGTGGCGTAGCTTCTCTTACTAGTAGAACTAATTCACGTATGGATCGTATTGACAAACGTATTGACGAGATTGAATTACGTCTTGCTGAGAAGTATGTGCCACGACAAGAACTAGCCAATGCTTTACAAAAGATGGAGGATCACATGATCCGCATCGAAAATAAACTAGATCAAATTGTATTGAGAAATGGCTAATAAGAAGGCCACAGAAGATCAGTTCAATGAACTGCACAACCTTGTAACCAAAGAGTTCCTTGCTCGTATTAAATCAGGTGAGGCTTCTACAGCTGATCTAAAAGCGGCTTGTGATTGGCTATCTAAAAATGACATCAGTGGGGTTGCTTACGAAGGTAACCCTCTTGATAAACTAGCTACCATCATGCCTAAGGTAGATCCTGAACTTATCCAGAAGAGGTTGTATGGCAAGTCGCACATCTAATTATTACAAGTCTAACCCTGAGGCTAAGGCTAAACGTCTTAAGCAACAGGCTAAATATAATAAAACAAAAGAAGGGCTTAAGATCCGTACTAACGCAAATAAGCTAAACCGTAAGCTTGGTACTTATGGTAATGGTGATGGTATGGATGCTTCCCATACTGGTCCTAATAAAGGCAAGTTAGAATCACCTAAAGCTAATCGTACCCGCCCACGTAAGGGTAAGAAGTATGGATGACTTCCTGATCCTGTAACATGACTCCACTCCTGCCTAGTCCTGATCACTACCTCCACAACCTAATAACGATGACAAGCTCTGAAGCAAAAAGGCTACACCGTCGTGCAATTAAGGAATACTTTAATTGTCAATGCGTATACTGCGGAGAAACTTATGAACTACATGAACTTACACTTGACCACGTTCGCCCTAAGTGTCTTGGTGGCGAAGACCTTACTTCAAATTTGGTACCCAGCTGTAGGAAATGCAATCAGGCTAAAGGAAGTAGTAATTGGCTACAATGGATGAGGGACACATTTGGTCCTACTAATAGGGAAACATTAATTCTATCACACATTCGGTAATCATGGACAAAAAGAAGACACTTAAGCAGATGCGTGAGGAGATCAAACAAATGATCGAAGCATCTCAAAAACGCCAAGGTCGTGATACTAAATCAGAGATGGGCTCTAAGGCTATGAAAGCTAAGGACACATCTAAGAACTTTCAAGATGGTGGTTATAAGGCAAAAACAAAGGTAGATGGGTCTAAGTACCAAGGTGCTCCTATCTCGAAAGCTAACCTTCAAGAATACAAAGAAGCTCAATCACCTAAGGAAAGAGCTAAACCTCGTCAACGTCGTGGTGCTGGACGTGAAGACATGATAAGTAATCAGCGTCAACGCGAGATCATGGAACGTGAGGAGCGTAAGCGTAAGAATAACATGGACAAAGGCGGGTCCAATGTAGTTGGGAGCTGAGTTGTGGCTCTCAGTGAAGAAGAATTAAAAGCACAACAGCAGTTTTACCAACGTACCGGTGGGCCAGTTATCGGTCAACGTTCTACGCTCCGTACACAGCCCAATAAACTGTTTAAAGAGTCGCAACAAACAGGTCGCATTCCTTCAAACTTTAAAAGCTGGGCTGAAGCTGAGCAAGCTTTCCTAAAAGAAGTTGATAAAGGAGTAAAGCCAGATAAAGCTCGAAAGGCTTTAGGTTTGACATATCAAAATGTTATAGGTAATTATTATTTTGATGTTGTTGCTGACCGTAACACTGGTGAAAGGCGTGGGTTTAACCCTAGGGCTGTAAATGAAGACATTCATCCCATAGCTGAGCGTGATCTTAGAGTTGTACAAGGCAATGCTGCTGTTGATAATTTTCGCGGTCAATTAAAGGATGGATGGGGGGATTATAAGAAGAAAGCGGCTTATGATCCAATGGCTATCAGTGCTAGAGATGAAGCCACTCAAGTCAGGAACTTTTTGACTTCGTTTTTAGGGCGTGGAGATCCTAGGGATCAGGGAATGCAAATTCAAAGGGGTCATGGATTCTCTGCATCCCAATCTGGTGGAAGTACTAACTTAATGGACCTTTGGCCAGAACTTGGTCACTATAACGTACATGGTCATGCTGGACTTGCTGGTAACCCCAGGTTCCATCCTGATGTTATGTACGAAATGAATGCAGCTCCTACTGCTGAAGCTGCTTACTACAACGAAGATCTTGACCGTAGGGGATTAACTATCAACCCACGTTCTACTCAATGGCCTGGTGCAATGATGGCCGCTGACGAGAGTAATACACAAACGCTTGCGCGTAGATCTGGTCAGTCGTATTCCATGGGTCCTGCGATTGATAAAACTCCTGGTGTAAGTGAAGCCGCTTTACCAGCACAGCAACGTAGACGTGATGAGTTAATGGCTCAAATGGGGGCCAGTGGTCCTAGGCAAGCTATTAATCAGGCAAACAGTATGTCCATTATTATGGATCCTACTCAGTCTATTGGGACTCCTGTTCGAGTTATCCAACAAGGGGTACCTAGAACTCCAATGCCAAAGGACGTAAAAGCTACTGCTGTATCTCCAAGTGGCTTTGAAAGGACTATTAAAACAACTCAATCCACTAGGGAAGAGCTTACATCTAAACTACTTAATGCTGGAGTTGATCCGAGTAGAGTTGAGCAGATAGTCAATAAAACTCGTCCGTTTGCTAAAGGCCCGACTGTAGTACCTGCTCCGACTGCGCCTACTATTTCTATGCCGCCTAAAAGTAGTAAAATACTGAGGCAAGCTGGTCCCATAGCAGCTGGACTAGGTATTGCCACAGCTTTACTAAGTGATAACCCAGCTGAAGCCATCCCTGCTGCTGCTGAATCACTAACACCTCTTGGTGATATCCAAGGTGCTCCTGAGCCAGCTATTACCATGGTAAATGTTGGTGGTAAGTTGCGGCCACTTAACACTGATACCAATACCTTAATGGATAAACCTGGTTATGGTTTAGAGCAAAAAGGTGGTCAATGGCGTGAAGTTAAACGTGGCATGGGTGCTGCTACTAAACAACAACAGCAAGCCATACAACAGACGGTACAACAAGTTACTAACTTAATGCCCAAGGTTAATAAAGTAATTAACCCAGTAGGTGCTAGGATTACGAATGAAGCGCAGTACTTTATTGTTAATCCTATTAGAAGTGCTTTTAGTAAAGTATTTGGTAATAGGGACATCTGATGCCTAACCCTAAACAACAAACTATTCAAGAGAAGATACAACAACTACTGCGTGACCTAAAGATTGGATACATCAACGGTCAAAATCCTATGGGTCGTGCTCAAGTGGGGCATGGTTACTTCCCAGCCAAAAATGCTTCACTTAATATCGGGGCATTGATGAACATGCCGTATGATCCTGAGATGAGGATTAGACCTAAGGATCCTCAACAACAACTACGCTCTATTACTTCTGGTATTGGTCGTGTGGAACGTATCCACAATGCCTACATCAAACCGCGAGTAAAGCTTGCTGATTAAACCTTCACCATTGGTGCCTAGTAGCCTCTACAAGGGGCCTCTAGGCGCTCTTACGTATATTCTACCATAATCCATGAAAACATCCAATACAGCTGCTTCTAAGCGCAATGAGATGAAGATTGCTGGTTACCTTAGTGATTCTGATCGTCAAATCCTTAAAGATCACGCTGAAACATTGCGTCGTCAAGGCACTAAGGCTGCAGGTAAAGAACTTGAACGAATGAACAAAATGTATTCCCAATATGGAATGTCATTTGGCAAGTTGAAAGGTGTATGATGAACGTCCTTGATGCACTCAAGGATGATTTCAAGCTGTTTCTACAAGCACTGTGGCAGCAGCTTGATCTTCCTTCGCCAACCCGAGCACAGTACGCCATTGCTGACTACTTACAACACGGACCTAAACGACTACAGATTCAAGCCTTCCGAGGAGTCGGTAAAAGCTGGATTACTGGGGCGTTTGTGTTGTGGACACTTTTCAATGACCCTGAGAAGAAGATCATGATCATCTCGGCTTCTAAGGAGCGTGCTGATAACATGTCTATCTTCCTTCAGAAGCTGATCATTGAGACACCATGGCTAGTGCACCTTAGACCTAAGAGTGATGATAGTCGATGGAGCCGTATTAGCTTTGATGTTAACTGTTCACCTCACCAAGCACCATCCGTTAAGAGTGTTGGTATTACCGGTCAATTGACAGGCTCCAGGGCCGACTTGATGATTCTTGATGACATTGAGGTGCCTGGTAACAGTATGACTGAGATGATGCGTGAGAAGCTATTGCAACTCTGTACTGAGGCTGAGTCCATTTTAACACCCAAGAAGGACAGTCGTATCATGTACCTTGGTACACCACAGACTACCTTCACTATCTACCGCAAACTAGCCGAACGTAACTACCGACCCTTTGTCTGGCCAGCTCGGTATCCACGTAAGGATAAACTATCTCAGTACGAAGGTCTACTATCCCCACAGATTGTAGAAGACATTGAGATGGGTGTCGAGGAGTGGGCACCAACAGACCCTGATCGCTTTACTAGTGATGACCTAGTAGAACGTGAAGCTGCTATGGGTCGTAGTAACTTCATGCTACAGTTTCAGCTAG